TGTTCATGATTATCAACTTATTAAAAGAAACGCGAACACCGGAAGATTTCTTAACTACACTTTTTACAGATAAAGAAATGGAGAGATTTAGAAATATATTTTTTAATATTAAACTAGTTGGTTATAATTCCGATTCAATTAATCTTTTTGAGCAAAAGGGATGATTTGCTTCTGTCACTCATGCAGGAAGGCGCGAGGGCCAATCCAGCAGAGACAAAAACCAGGCTTTTCAGTGTCCGGCGTCGGGAAGATGAATACATATCGCAATATTGAGTGTACAAGTTAGAAAAAAAGCCACACTTGCGTGTGGCCAGAGCACGATTATGCTACTAATCATGGGTGTCAACCGTACGCTACGGGGGAATCCTGGCAAATTTTAAAATATGGTAAAGGCCATCATTTTGAAAACCACGTAGACGATAATAAAAACATGCCTAGAACTTTCTCCATCTCTTACTACTTAAACGATGACTATGAGGGTGGGGAGATTGAGTTCCCACGCTTTGGATTAAAGATTAAACCTAAGGCAAATATGGCTATCCTCTTTGCTGCCAATTACGTCTATAATCACAAGATATATCCAGTGACTGAGGGCTTGCGTTATACGGTCGTCAACTGGTTTGAGTAAAACCCCGAGTTTCGCCTGACAATAGGTAAATCCTCTTGGAGAATGGTAACCAACGCCCCCGATATCAGGCGTAATTACCACTCTAGAGAAAATAGGTACTTTTAATGGCAACAGATTCATCAGGTCAGCAAGCCGTTGACTTTGTATGGGGTAACTTCCCTATGCAGCCAAACGATGACCGTGCAGCGGCTATCACGCCAGCAAACATCGGTGGCTCAACAGGCGACTATGCATGGTCAGCTACTACCCGTGTAGCAGCAGACCGTCTAAACGCAGCCCTTGACAACCATGCAAATGCAGAAGCAGGTTGGTCAGGATATCCAGCATTTACAGCTGGTACAGGCAATTACATCATTACAGCAGTTTCAGGTGACGGCACAACTGTTACTTACACATCACAGAACAGCCTTGCAGCAGGAGACTCTGTAAACGTTACAGGTCTTTCAGCAGGTGCTTACAACCTATCAGCAGCAACAGTTGCTTCAGCAGATAAGCTAAAGTTCACTGTAACTAACGCAGCTAACGCTGGACTTATCACAGGCCAGTACGGCAAGGTTCAGCTAACAACTGCTCTTACAGCAGCTGATGGTGCTGGAATTGGCTACATCAACGTGCCTTCAGTACTTGGTGACACATTAGCAGTAGCTCTTGATGAGCTTAAGGACGCTGGTTACGAAGCAGCTAACATCACAACTGCATCAGCAGCGGCAAACGCAGTTTCAACAATTACAGCAGTTGCACGTACAGGCACAACAGCAACAATTACCTCAGCAGGTTCTGGTGCTAAGTACCCAGTGGGTACAAAGATTACAGTGGCATCTCTTGTATCTCCAAATGATGTACTTAACGGTACCTTTACAGTTACAGCAGTTGCTACAAACACTGTTTCTTACACAACAACAACTTCAGGCACACTTTCAACATCAGGCCTTACAGTTGCTGGTCTTTCAGGCGTGGCTGGAACAATCAAGACCCAGTCAACAGCAGCGGGTGCAGCAACAATCTCAACAAACGCAACAATCACAATTACACCGTTTGCAACAGTTTCATAACCTCAACACAAACAAAAAGCCCCCAGCCAATGGCTGGGGGCTTTTTTTAAATTTTTCGTCTTTTTATCGAATGTCTGTCTTTTTCGTCAGTGCCCGCCCAGATACCAAGTTCTTTGTTATCAAGCGCCCACTGTAAGCACGGGTTTTGAAAGCTACAACTCTCACAGACAGTTTTTAAAAACTTTTTAGATTCTAATAACCGTTCTGGAGCTGGAAAAAACATTTCAGTATCCATACCTTTGCAAGGCTGTGTACCGTCAAAATTTGGTGCGTTAGTACCAAGAGTTCTTTTGCCAGAATCTCCAAGCATTACATGCGCCATTTGGCTCATTTTCACTCCCATATCTTTTTTCGATATAACGTAGCCCGTATCTTATTTGTAGTTGTGCATTTTCTGTTTTTTCTACTTTGTAGTTGCCCCAAGTAGAGGGCATGAACTGTGCGATTCCATAAGCACCAGAAGACTTATTTAAAGCCTTAGGGTTAAAGTGGCTCTCTTTAGTCCACAAGTTACGGAGACATGTCCATTCGCCAATTGACCAGTCCTTTGTATAGACAGTCAAAAAAGCGAGCGCTTCAGCGTCAAAGTATTTGACGGTGTCACTTGCCAAGGCCGCCTTGGCTGCTGATTTTGTTGTTACTACTTTAAGGCGGGAAAGCGATACGGTTATAGGCTTTTCATTGGCGACCAGAAATTTTTGCTGGGCATCCTTTGAAGTGCTTATTGCGTACGCTGGGGTAACCACATGGGTCAAGATTAAAAATCCTGCCATTACAGCTGCTCCCACCTTCTTTAAATCAATTGTTAGATTGATTCTGATATTAAGCATTTGATTGCTCCTCTCAGTGCGAAAAGCCACCATCACTGGTGGCTTATCACCTACAAGGTTGCCACAGCCATACAGGGTAAGTCAAGTGCAAACAAAAAAAATTAAATATTTATATTTTAATGAGACAAATTAGGTATTTACGTATTTAATTATGTATTACCTCACGCTTGTTTTTATAATATGGACGACATAACGTACTAATCAAATTTAAACTAGGATTGGTATACTATGTCAGTAAATGATTGGGCGGCAACGCTCTCAGGATTTGCAGCTTTTGGAGCTGCGTTAGTTGCATCGACCACATGGATTCTTCGTCAGTGGTTAAAAAACTATGTACATGAACTTAAGCCCAACGGCGGGGGCTCAATGAAAGATACCGTCAATAAAATCCATTCAGAAATGGTAGACCTACGTATTGCTGTTGCTCGTCTTGAAGGCCGCTTCACACAGCACCTAGACGAAACTAATAATTAGTAGTACCCTTTTCTTATCCCACACACATAGGGATAAAAGGAGAAACATGAATAAGGAACAACTTATTTCAGCTGTTGGCACATATCTACGTGCTTCAGCTGCAGCGGTAGCCGCTCTATACATGAGCGGTATAACAGACCCAAAGACTCTGCTAAATGCTTTTGTTGCTGGTCTAGTCGGTCCACTTGCTAAAGCGCTAAATCCTAAAGATAAGGCGTACGGAATCGGCTCTACTAAGTAGAATAGGAGGAGGCGGGTAACCCCCGCCTCCCACTATTAGGAGGATATTATGGCAAACGTAAAATGTGACAACTGTGATTCAAATGCGGAATATACCTGCGCTGACCCTGGCGTAAACCCAGTTAACTATTGCTCTAACTGTTTGCCAGCTTGGCTTCGTGACCGCGCTAATCTAGGTCACTTCCCATTAGTAGAGGCTATTGATGATAAGCCTGCTGATAAAGCTGCAAAGAAAAAAGCAGAGCCAAAAGCGGACGAAGTAGCCGCGGATGAAAGTAACTAGACGACAAGCAGTTCAAGTTCATCCAGTTCCTGACACGGTAATAAACCCACAGGGGCCTTTTCCAAGTGAACTATTTAAAGAATCTCGAATAGTTACCGACTATGACTCTCCTCAAGATGAAGATGGCTCAGACTTTGAATTAGGGGCTACAGCCCAAAATAACTATAACCCGCCTAAGTATCTTCGTTGTGCTCGTTGTTTTGCACGTGTTTTAGAAACTGAGACTCAGATGCATACCTGTGAGGAATGATGGCTTCAAAAAAACAAAAAGAAACCATGTCTGCACGCTGGAAAGAAGTCAGCGATGAGCTGCAACGTTTAAATGATTTTGACTCAAGAGTTCCAAAAGATGTTACTGAGGCTGGTACAAAACTAGAAACTGCTCCTACTAGTAACCCACCAAGACCAAGAGCAAAGAGCATCGGTTATAACTCTAACTCTAAAACTCTATACGTGGTGTTTAGAGACAACACATGGTGGGAGTATAGAAACGTCCCTACTAAAATGTGGGTAGCTCTTCAAAACTCATCTTCAACAGGTAAGTATTTAAAAGAATCTGGTTTAGATACCTGGGAGGATATGGGACCAGCAAATCTAGATGAAATGTCGACAGAGGCTAAAACACGAATGAGCGACAATGCTGCAAAAGCAGATAAGATTCAGGGTCTACCAACTTTAGATGACTACCTGTTTGGGCGTAAATAATACGATGAAATCATACGGACCACTATACGGCGGAACTTTAAAGTACTGGCATAAAAAGGTTTTACCTGTAATTGAGGTTGGAACTACCCGAGAAATTGAACACCCCTACCGTTTAGGCAAATGTTTAGTTTTTAGAGTACCCTTTACAACTCCAGGTTTTTATTGTGGTATTTGGGTAAATAATCCAAATGTTAATCCAGATGACGAAGCCAGGATAGATGAGATATTAAAAGGCGCCATGAAAGGACGAACCGCCTGGAAACCAGAGGACGGGGCATATGATGAGTTTTTTTAAAAATAAAAAGCCTTGGGTAAAACCATTTTCTGAAAAAGTTGCCCGAAGGGTGTCTAAAATACCAACTGGTGATTTAGAAATGTGGGCAGAACAGGCCTTAATTGATATATCTAGATGCCTATCCTCTTATTCTAAAAATAGAGACACTCTTTTTTTAGATGAAGCTTTGCAGGGTTCTGAAGCTTTGCATGCCGTTGTCAACGAGTTGCATAGCAGAATGAAAAGCCGTTAAATCTATTTGTCGATTTTATGCTAAACTTTACTCTGCCTCTCTTCCTCTCCCCGTGTGGTGGCATCAAAAGGTCCTGGGTATAACTGCCCAGGCTTTTTGTTTTCTATTAAACTAAGGTTAATATGGACAACAACATTGTTTTAGAAGAAGACGACGAAGAGTTCTTTCCTGAGGATGAACTTGAAGAAGACGACGCCCTTCCCGAAGAAGAGGAAGAAGAGCTTGATGAGTTATCTAAAGAGTTTGTAAAAAAATTAGTTGACCGTTGCATTCAATTTATGGATGCTCTTGTAGGACACAGCCTTCACCCATATCAAATGCCACTAGCTAGGCGCATAATTGAATCTGTAATTATTAATGATGGTGAAGAGGTAACAGCTCTTGCAGCACGTCAGTCAGGTAAATCAGAAACTATTGCTAACACTGTAGCTACACTTATGGTGTTACTACCACGTCTTGCAAAGATGTATCCAGATTTACTTGGTAAATTTGAAAATGGTATTTGGATTGGCATGTTTGCTCCTGTAGAGGGACAGGTAGAGACTCTCTTTGGTCGTACTGTAAACCGACTTACATCAGAAAGAGCGCTTGAAATATTGGGCGACCCTGAAATTGACGACTCTTTAGGTAAAGTACCTGGAGTTACACGACAAATTAAAT